ATGCGTCCGGCCTGCGGATTGCGGGGAGGAACGCCGAGGGCTGGCTCAACCCCGTCTGGACCTACATACTTTCCGTCCGGAGTCTTGGTGAGTCCCGCCAGATCCAGGTCCTTCACATCTGCCCAATTTCCCGACTTCACCAGATCGTGAATATACGGTCTAACGTACTCGGGGGGAGCTCCGTTACCAGCACCTTTGATCTGCATGACTTTTTCGGGATGCGCCTCAAGCCACGCTTTATACCCTGGTGTAGCTGAGTGCTTATCTATGGAATCAGTACGCGGTATGGTAGGCTGAATCTCCACCGTAGCATAGCTCCGCCCGAGATGATCCCGCAGACTCAGGATGCGAGACTGGCCTGCGGCTACCTCATTAGCGTACCCACCCACGCAGTGCCCGAGTGCATTCCCCTCTTGTGCGAGCTGGCCGGCTAGGTAGGCTTCTTGCGGGGTATATCCGATAGCATCCTCTTCAGTGAAGTTGTTGCGAATCGGCTTGCCTTTGGAGTCGAGGGCAACGTACCGTTCATGATCTCCGTAGTTATCCCCAAAGTCTTCATACGAACGGTGTTGAATTGTCCGAGCCTGCTCCGGAGTCAGTTCCTCCGGCAGCTTGATCTCCCGCCAGGAATAGGTGACTTCCTCTGCGGGAAGCTTCACCGTGTTCTTCATCTGCACCGAGCCGGGCTTGTTGAAGGAGAAGTCTCTTGCGCCCTCGCGAGTCGGGGAGTAGCTCTTCACCTCGGGCAACGCGGAGGAGGAAGCTATCCGTCCCGGATTCGGCTGTGTCCAGTCCTTCAGGGCCTCTTGCCTCACCTTTTCATCGCGAGCCGCGGTCTCCTTCGCCGCCCGGACGAGGTCGTACTTGCCGAGGTCCTCTGGCTTGACGTTCTGCTTAAGGTAGTCTCCGACGTGAGATATCCAGGACCTGAGTGCTTCTGCCTCAGCAAAGCCGTTTACCCACTTATTGCTGTGTAAATCCCATATAACCTCTTCGTCAGGAATACGAGCTCCCCAATGGTCCGCAGAAGCTCCTCTAGGACGAATCTCTCTCATTTTGTCGTTTATAAACGCTGCGTCTGTCGCATCTTCCAAGCGGATGAAGTCTTCTCCCATCGGAATCTGAAGATCCTTCAGAGGATCTCCTTCCGTTCCGGCGTGCTTTTGGAGATAGTTGCGAATCATACGTTCAGAATGATCGGCTAGGTTCTGTAGTGGTTTTATTTGACGCTCTAATTCCACAGGATCATGTGCAAAACGTCTCCGCACTAACTGAAGATCCCGATCCAAAACACCTAAGTGACTTTTTAGCGGAATCGAAAGTTTTTCTATAGCTTCCGGATGCCAGTTCCCGCCCTTCGCCTTTATCGCTCCAACAGCAAATGCCGCTCCAGCAAATGCCTGTTGCCGCTCCTCCGGTGTCATGTTGGAGAACGCAGACAGGGTGACTCCGGTTGCGGCGAGGGCGGCCACCAGCTTCGGATAGGAGGCCCGCTTCTGCCCCGGCAACGGACGGCGGGTGAGGCTTTCCTCCAGGTCCGCATACTCGGTGCGCAGAGCTTCGAGTTCAGCCTCTTTAGCCTGGGCCGCTTTGTGCTCCTGCCAAGCTTGCTCGGCATCTCCCTCTTTGGTGCGGAAGCGGTTGGCGACTTGCTCTTGCCGGTCGGCCCGCACGCGGTCTTCCAGGGGCTTGGCATCACGCTCGGCGATGAACTGCGACACATCAACGGACTCTGCCGGCGTAACGTCAGCCCGGTCGAAGGTATCGCCCTCGGGGAATTTGCCGAACTCCTGCCCATAGACGACCTCCCGAGCCATCGGAGCGGTGGGTTCGTTGTTCAGAATGCTGGTTCGGGATTCGGTGATGGAGCGAAGCTGGTCGTGGAGGGCCAAGGTCTCAGGAGTCGGCATCCCGTTTTCGTCAGGAACCGCAGCTCGGATGCGGGAAACAAGTGACTCGGCCTCAGCGTCAAGCCCCTTGATGACGGAAGCCAGTTCGCCTGGAGGTACTTCCCTCATAGACTTGTACGGCTGACCGTTGCGCTTCACCACACCCTTCTTCGTTTTAGCGTCAGCCTCAGCTGCGGTCAGCGGTCGATCGAAGTCGATATCGCCTGGGTGTGGAGAGGGTTCCTCGGGAGTCGGGGCGGACTCAACCGGCTTGCCGTTTTTCCACAGGTCGTAGAGCTTCTTTCCACCAGACACAGCTCCATGCATGACCGGGGCCATGAGCGCGCCGGTAGCTGCAGCTACGCCGGTCCGCTTCCAGTCCATCTCGTCGTTCTTCAGCTGCAGGGCGGTGTCAGACAGTCCCATAAGGACGGCCCCCTCCGTTGCGCTGCCGCCGATGGTTGCTGCGACGCGGCCAGCCCGTCCAAGCTTGGCCATGTCCGCAAGGCGAGCGGCCCCGCGCACAGCCCCGAAGGAACCGAGGCCAAGAAGCTCGGGATTGGCTGCCATGTCCTTTCCCATCTCGGAGAGCGTCTGCCCGGGGTTCGCAGCCATGTAGCCTAGGGTACTGGCCACCGTCTCCATGAAGGACTCGTCGTTCTTCTCTGCCTTGGGCCGATCCAGCTCATCGACAGCCTTCTTCCCCTCGGGGGTAAGGGAGACGAGCTTCTCCATCAGCCAACCGCCGGCGGAACGGGAGGCACTGCGATTGTACCAGCCCTCGACCGCGTTGGCAGCGGCCTTGGGGAGGTAACGCTCAGCCGCGTACTTGAGGTCTGTGTTGGCGTAGCTCGGATCGGAGGTGGACGCTGCAGCCTTGGCCTGGAGTTGGTCGAAGGTCAGCTCCTCATCGTCGGGGGAAGCGGTGGCTCGCGGCGCAAGTTTTCCGCTTTGGCGAGCTTGCAGTTGTTCGAAGGTCAGTTCTTCCATGTTAGTTCCCCGCTTTGCGATACTTGCCGTTAGGCTGAAGTTGCCAGACTTCTCCATTCACCTCCATCGTGGCTGGGCGGGAGGACTCGGAGATGGAGGTCTTTCCGCGTACCCGAGTGGGCTTGTTCCACATATACTCCCCAGGGGCAATCTCAGCCAGCACACCCTTGCGGGCCTCGTTAAGCGCCTCCTCCGGGTCGAGATTCGGGTTCTTGGTCATGGCCTGCTTCGCGCGGAGATAGACGTCCTTTGCCGCTTCACGCTGGCCGCCGAGGTCCATCTTCTTGAACAGGCCGTCTGGGTCGAGACTGGTCAGCGTCGCAACCTCGTTGGCCTCGGCCATCTCCCCCTTCGGGGTGGCCTGGGAGAGACTGCGGGTGGCCTGACCAGCTTGCAGGCGAGCCTCTTTACGTTCAGACAGGGCACGTTTCTCGAGTTCAACTTTCGCCTTGCGCGCACGTTCAGCCTCATCCAGCTCGAGTCTCCGAGTACGGAGGGCTAGGTTGGCTGCTTTCGATGCCGGGATTCCCAGGGCGTTCTGCCGTTCCAGCCACGCTTCAGTTTCCGGTCCCCAGGTCCGATATTGCTGCGGAACCACCTCCCCGAGGGCAGCCTTCCCAGCCACGTACTCGTCGAGTCCAGTTTGGTCGCTGACCATTCCGGCAAGTGAGGCGAGTCGATCCTGCTTGATCATCTCGACCCTGGCAGCTTCAATGCGACGGCCGGAGGTTTGGTTCTTGAGCGAATCCCCCTCACGGAGCAGGTTGATGCCGGTCGCTGGATCAGTGGACATAGCAGCCCGACCAGCCGCTCGATACTGTTCGGCGGTAGAGTCCTCCATCCCAAACTTATCCAGCACAGTGGAGTTCTGCTGTTGTTGCCGAAAAGCCTGGGCCAGAGTCGCCCGCGTCTGGTCGTTGAGCTGATCCTGCTTGGCCGCTAGCTGCATCTGCTGATTTCGCGCAGCAATGCGGTTGTTGGCTTCCTCGACTCCGGAGATTGTGCTGAGTGCGCTGAGGTAGCCGCCGTAGTAGCCAGTGACTTCAGCCATATCAATCTCCGTAGACGGCTGCGTAGCCGTAGTCGTTGGTGAAGGGGGAGGTCTGCCCAAACTGCGTAGTCTGTCCAGTCTGATTATTGGTGATATACCCGGTCCCGCTTGGAAGCTGCGAAGCCACATTGTTCTGGACAGATCCGCCTGACGCCGGACTCTGGTAGCCGAAGGTTGGGGCAGACTGTACGTAGGTTTGCCCGACGTTGTTACCTCGGTAAACTCCGGCTCCCTGCATCAGGGCATCTCCAGTTCCGCGGTCGGCGTTGTTCAATCGCGCTTGATTTGCATTGAACTGGTCGCGCTGCAGACCCAACTGCCCGGCCTGATTCGCTGCATTGGATGTCACCTGATAACGACTGGTGTCGGCGTTTGTATTCCCGATGTTCTGAGTACCCCAACCTTGAGCAAGCTGCCCCCAATTTTGGGCGGTTGCTTGATTTGCGTTCCCCTGTTGCTGCTGGCCCTGTTGTTGCTGCAGCATCTGATTCAGCACCCCATAAGCGTTGGTGTACTGAGCTGTGGCGTTCTGTGAGGCCGACAGCAGGCGATTGAACTGCGCTCCGTATTCCTGACTGGCCATGCCCTGCCCGTAGGCCAGGAGTTCCGCAGCCATGTTTCCGCTGCCGAGCATTCCTTTTGCTGCCTGCGACCGTCCGAGATTGGTCATACCTTGCTGGACTCGCCACTGATAGGACGGATCATCCGGAGCGAAGGAGCCGTTCATCATCTGCTGCAGGCGTTGATCGTAGACACTCTGACCGGGGCCGGTAGTTCGCTGGGCATTGTTGAGCGAATCGTTGACCGCTGCGTTGCGTTGGCCGAGTGCCAGAGCCTGTTGCTGTCGGTTGTCGTTCAGGAGACCTTGCTGCTGATTGATTGCAAAGTTCTGCTGAGCACCAGTCGTAGAACGCATCTGAGATTGCTGCAATTGCGATTCGACTTGGCTGCGAGTCAGCTCCGGCGCCATCGTGTCCGTGCGGTAGTTCCTCGGCATGTTATCATACTGAGCAACACTGTCAGCCGGATGATAACTCCCGTCTCGATAGACGTACCCAGCCGCAGCTGCTTGCTTGTTGAAGGCTTCTTCAGCCAACATGTCACTGAGGAGTTGCATCAGTTGTTCCCCACTTTAACAGTTAGTTCCAGTGCTTCGAGACGAAGCGGCGTATTGTCTGTGTGCCGAAGTTCAAACGCCCGGCGGCGGTCTTGGCCCAGGCGGTGGAGGGCCGCACGACGCAGCCCGAGGTTTGCTGCCCTATACTTCGTCCAGGTCTGGTAGTCGTCACCACTGTAACGGACGAACACCTGGGTGTCGGTGGAGTCCCCGATGATCTGGAGCTTCGAGAAGAACTTCTTATCGTTGGTGCCTCCGTCGATCAGCGGCGTACGAATGTGAACGTCGATCGGCACTCCGTTATCCTGATACACGTCCGGGGAGAGGGTATAGAGGTTGCCTGCCGCATCCTGGACGAGTTCGATGTTGCCGAAGCCTGCGTAGAACCGTCCGATGAAAGCGCCGGAGGTGTAGCCCGTCACTGTCGGAGAGCCGGTTGCTGGGGTAACACTCGGGACGGACAGCGGGGTGTAGGTGAAGTGCGTCGCATCCACGTAGGTCACATTGACTGCTCCGTTGTACTCTGTCTGCGTAGCTCCGGCGATCGTGACCGGGTCTCCGTCCGAGCGATTGTGCGCACCGGAGGTCGTAGCGGTGCACAGTCCGGTGGTGCTGCTGTAGGTCAGGCTACTAATCGTGACCGGGGAGGCCGCGGTGAGGCTGGTCCATTCCTTCCAGTCTCCGGTGGTCAGGTCACACGCCAGGGTAATGTCTGAGTCGACAAGCGTCAGCACGTAGAAGTTGTGACCAGCGATCTTGATGCAGAAGGCGAACACCGAACTCAGATCGTCGGCGTTCAGAATCCGCTCGATGGACGGGGTGGAGATGATCTGCGGCGTTGTTCCGGTCAGGGTGTAGATCGAGCGTCCTCGCTGCTTCGTTACCCCGATGAAGAAGAGCTGGTTGTTACTCTGCACGACCGATCCGGCTGCCGCGCATCCAATGTTAAGCATTCCGGAAGCGTAAGGAGCTAACGGCGATCCTGGAGCAGGGTTCCCGGCATCAAAGAAGAACTCAGTCGTGTAGGTGCCAAAGGCCACGATGTAATTGAGGAGCCTCGCGAGTGCCACCCCACCATCCGGCTCCATCTGGGCAACCAGCATGTTGAGGGCCGTCCAGGAGGTTGGGGTGTTAAGGTCGGAACCGAAGATCTGTCCATTGGGGTCCATGACGTAGTAAGTTCCGTCTAGGTAGGCTATGCCTCGGACGGTGGTTGCTGGGTAATCTCCGTCCGTGATCTTGGTTACAGTAGAACCGTCGTAGTAGAATGCGTCGGCAGTGGACTTGAACACGAAGCCTACGGTGCCTGCTGCAACGTCTGTCTGGATGAAGTCGAAGGGGAGACCTGGAACGGTGACTGGCATGGCGGGTATCCTTTGAAGATCAGTAATAGCTCTTTACAACTATTGTCCCTGTGGCTGTTGCAGATGATGGCGTACCGCTCATCTGGTAATACATCCACCCGTCGTTCATGTCGTTGATAAAATCTGCTTTTGTTTGTAAATCATCAGTAGTTATCCACCCGATAAATGTACCATTATACTCAGCTTCATTGGCCCCAGACACTTCTATGTAACGAACCTGCGATAGGTAATAAGCTCCGACGGTAAGTCCTATGTCAGCAGCAGCAATACGAGCAACGCTTCCGGTAGAGGTGATTGAGATACTCGAATGTGAATGCTCGCTTTTAACCGGACCTATTGTGTAGGCTCCAGCAAAACCATAAGGAGTTGTTGGAACGGCTGTTTGTGCGGGAACATATCCAGCACTCCAGTCAATTCCAGTCTGACTGCCTGAATATCCGTTGTCTGCGTAAATAGTTCCAGATACGTTGTAAGGCAGACTCGTTGGGTAAAATCTGTAAACTGTATATACAGGGGTAGGAGGAACCAACGTCTGAGAGTCTAGCAGCCACACAATCAGTCCCCGGGCCGCAGCAATAACTCTTTGAATACTTTTACACGCAGCTGCGATACTTGCAGCTTTCTGACTTAACACCTGATCTTTGACGGGGCTTGTAGTCCTGACCGACATGGTGCAATAATGAGTAGAGTAATCGTCATATGTGGTACAGGCAATCATGTAACGACTGCTGCCCGGTGGCGTAGCACTCCAGTAAGGATCGTCTGGTCCGGGGACGGTTGGAGGATTCTCGACCATAGCGTACCAGCCATCAACCTCATCGCCTATATCCACCACTACAGGAAAAGTGAGTTCATCATCCTCAACCGAAACTACCGTTAAGCCGCCCGAGTCTGGCCAGATGAATACACCTTGACCTGGAGACGTTCCGTCGTAGGTGAGGGTCAGCCCCGGACGCTTGACAGCCGCGGTCGGAGCTTCCGACTCAAGCAAGATGTTAGTCCCCCAGGAGTCTTTCTCACGCGACTCATCCCTGGAGTCGTTGGCTACAAGCAGCGGAGTTTTCATAGCGCGAAACTGGTCCCGTCAACGTACAGCGTGTCGTTGCGAATGCTGACCTTAGCGGTCCCGTAGATCAAGAGACCCTGTCCGGGAGACGCCCCGGCGGTGTCGAGCGTCAGACCGAAACGCTTGCGAACGCGGGAGCCCTCGATCCACATATTGGTGAGCCAAGATCCTTTGGCACGCGCAGCATCGCGAGTAACTGACTGAAAGATCAGCGGTGTACGAACTTGCTTGCTGGCCGGAGTCTCCACGACTAGCGCATCCCTTGGGTATCGACGGTGAAGTAGGTGCTGGCCTCCTCTACGCTGAAGTCGAAACAGGCCTCGAGATGAGCCTGCGACTTACGCTCGATGTAGTCCAGCTTGTCCAGCTCGACGCCGTCTTCCAGGCCCATCTCCGCGGCCAATCCCCACTTGAGGGGAAGAAGCCACTCGGCGGGAAAGTCGAAATTGTCGGACCCTGCCACCATGTCGAAGAAGTGGCGCTGGGTCTGCGCATGGAACACGTAGCCAGCGGTGGAAGGGACGTTCAGCAGATAGAGGGTGCCGTAGTCTCTGCCTGGGTCGTAGTAGAAGTCGACGGGGACTCCCGCTTGTCCCTTGGGACTGCGGATGTTGTAGTCGGAGCGGGCGAGTTGCCGCAGCTGAATATCGTTGTTGTCAGGATCTCGAACGAAGCTGCTGTCGAGAATCTTGAGTGGGCGGTCGGCGGTAACGTCACTACCACTCGGTCCGATGGTGTATTCATAGACTCCAGCTGTCAGCGGAATCTCGACCGTGGTTGTGACCCAGAGGGCAAGGCCCTTCCGAGCCCAGTTCTTCACCATTATGTTGAGAGCCTGAGAACGGTTTGTCTTGTCCTCAGCGCTGAGTACTTCGCCGGCTGCCAGATAACCAGTGACCCGGGCCGAAGAGTCCAGGATCTCGTCCCTGGTGAGTGTAAAGGTGGTGGTTCCTGATACAGCCACGTTAGACTCCTAGAGGGTTCGGTGGGAGGGGGATGGCCTCAGCCTCGGCGGTGAAGGTTGGCTCGACTGCCGGTCGGTTGATGGCGACGGGAAGACTCTCCGGTATGTTGCGCACATAGTCCTGGGGGTGGCGCGGTTCCCAGTGCTCGGGACAGACATAGAAACCGTCCCAGGTTTTCTTGAGGGTACTGGCCTTGCGCTTCCTTCCGCAGGAGTCGCAGATGGCGTTGTTGTCACCTGGGAAGTAGTGATCTGCACGGCCCATGGGGATATTCCTTGAACAGGAAATGTCGAGATTACGTGTTCGCGTAACCCCGACAAATGCAACAAACTGCTACGATTAGGAGTCAGCCGCCGGAAGAACTGTGCCGGGAGACTTGTCAGCTGTACGACTGTGCCAGTTTTGCCCAAAACGCAGACCTGAACCGGCGGTCACCAACAGGGAACTGGCGTAGGTGGTGTTGGCCAAGCAGAAGTCCTTGTTGCCGTCGATATAGCCGACATGAGTCGAGGTGTCGGACGTGATCAGGAAACCTGTGGCAGTGCCAGCCGCATTGACCAAGTTGAAGATGTTGTTGAGCAGCAGGAAGTTGGTGGCAAACTTCGTGGTGGCGAAGATGAGCACCGCACCTGCGTTGGTCGTGCGAGCCGAGTAGTAGTTGTCGCTGATCACAACGCGATTAATCGTGCCCCGGAAGTTGACCATGTTGCAGACACCAGAGGCTGCGAGCAGGAAGAAGCGGTTCTGCGTGATGCGCAGACCATCGTTTGCCGCCGTGGTTGCCGACAACTGAAATATGTTGAGAAAGTTGAGAATTGCGCTGGTGTCGCGAACTTCGCACGAATCGAAGTTGAAGCCGGTGGCCGTGGTCAGGTCGAAGAGGGTTGCGATGTTCAGGAAGTTGGCGACGAACACGCAGTTGCAGATCGACACGTTGCTGGCGCTGACGACAATCTTGGCGGTGTTGGCAGTGGTCAGGGTGAAGGTCGGACGGTTGTCGCCAGTGCCGAGACCGAGAATCGTGACGCCGGCTTTGCTGATTGCGAGGGCGGTTGCCGAAGCGATGTTCTCCGCGTGGCCTTGGCCGACGATGATGATGTCACCGCGACTGGCGACACAAACATCGAGCGCCTTCTGCAGTGTGGCGAACGGCTTGCTGAAGGTGCCTTTGTTGCCGTCACTGCCAGTACTTTGACCGGCTGCGAGCGACGCACCGTTGTTGCTGACGTAGTAGACCTCTCCGCGTGCCTGCGGGAAAACCAGCGGCATACCGAGGACGGACAGACCAGCGGGGAATCCGCCTGGAAAGGTCGAGACTCGACCTTGAGAAACGATTGAGGGCATTAAAATCTCCTAGCTGTGGACCCCGGAAGGGCCTGCTTGAGGACAGGCCACAGTCCGGAGATTTTTGTTTTAGCACTTGCGAGCGGGTGCGCGCATCGGTGCCGGGGACTTCTTGGCGGGTTTCTTACGAGCTGCCATGTTACGGTCCCTCGGTGCCGTAGATCGCGCGAGGATCGACGATGCCGCAGGAATAGCGCTCATAGCCGAGTGCCAAGGCGTTCTTCGTGTTGAAGTCGTTGTCCCGCTCGAAGGACATGGATTCCCGTTGCAGGAAGATCAAGCCCTTGCCCTTGCTGATGTTGGTGCGAACGAACCAGGCCTTCGGAGAGGTGAAATAGTGGTTCAACTTCACACCTTCGGGGAAGATGCCGAGGTGCCGGATGGCGCTGATATCGTTGTTGGCGGTGCCGACCTGGAGGGTGGTGTTGAGGATGCGGGTGGCTTCGAACCAGTTGGCCGGAGCGACGTGCAGGCTCTTTGGCATCAGGTTGATCAGGTTCCCGCGATCATCCGTGGCCTGCATGATCTGGATGCACAGGTCCTCGATGGAGGCCTCGCTCAGATCGGCGGCAACGGCGAGCTTGTTGCTGAAGGTTCCGCCGGAGGTGTTGGGATGGTCGGTGGCCAGCAGGGTCTTGCCGTCGGCGTAGGTGTAGCTGGCATTGGTTGCCCGGTTGTACACAGCCGCGGCCACCCTCTCTTTCGTCTGGCGGAAGGCACGAGCGTTGTTCGGCGCACGACTGCCGGAGACCTCCATGTAGAGGTTGTCCATCAGCTCTTCGTGCGTGACGATGTAGCCGAGGGCATAAGCCGCGTGCACGAAGCGGGAGATGGGACCTTGGGTCTCGGTGTCATAGACAGCCGCAGCCCCCTGGGCCTTGACCGGGGCCAGCCCGAAGCCAGTGACCTGGACGAACTCTTCGTAGGCCTTGTCGCTTGTGTCGGTGTCGTACAGATCCGTGTACTCGGTCGAGTGCTCGTTGTAGGCACTCCCCCAAATGCCCTTGACGCCGGGCCAAAGCAGTTTGGGGTGGTTCGAGGTGCTGATAACTCCAGCCATTTTGATGCTCCTTGAAGTTGTGAGAGGTTAAACGCCGGCGCTCGTACCGCCAACTGAGTTGGTATTGAGCATCACCCAGATGTAGGCGTTGGTGCCCGGCGAGGTCAGATCGTTGTCGGCACGCTGCGGAGCGCCGATGATCTTGATCGGCAGGGTGGAGGTGGTCGTGGCCGAGGCTCCGTTGATGACGGTCTTGCAGTTCGGCGAGGTCAGAGTCGGGGCAACGCCAACCGCCAGACCGGTGTTCTTGTTGAACGCGGTCGCTGCGATGGTGTCAGTCTGGGCCTCGTAGATCATGTGCGGATCGTCGCAGACGTAGGCATAGTAGTTCTTCGTCTTGGTGGCCGGGATGATCATCGCTCCGAGGTTGTCGGGATCACCGCCCAGGGGAGCGACTTCACCGTTACCAGCGGCGACGCCGAAGCCAACGATGACTCCGCGAGTGTTGCCGGAGGTGGCAGTTACTCCACGCGTACCGTAGAGGATGACCGCCGAGGCGCCGGTGACGAGATCGCCGCCAGCAACTTCGACGACAACATCGCCGACGCTGTAGGCGATCGTGTCAGTGCTCGGGATGTAGTAGAGTCGGGTCTGCCCGTTGTAGGCACTTCCGGAAACGGTGTGGGATGGGCGAAGCCCGAAGGGGGCGGCAGCATTTGCCATTATAAAGCTCCTACGTTAAGATTTGTTGGTCTTGAGGCTGATGCCGGCATTGTACCGCTGTTCGCCCGGCTTCTGCAGCAGGGAACCTTCGCGGATTGCCGACTCGAACTTGTCGTCGACAGCAGAGAGTTGATCCAGATCCTCTTGATGCCATTCCTGCTTGATCTTCATCAGGTAGGCGTAGAGGGGAGATCCGTCTTTGGATGAACCAACTAGACGCTTGACTTGAGTTCCGTCGCGAGCTTCTCCGATTTCCTTGGGAGTAACGAACTCGTAACCGCCGGCTTGAGCGGCCTCCAGTTTCCCGTCCTGGTCGTTGGTCCAGTAGAGGAAGTATCCCGGCAACTCCATGCGGACAGCCAGCTTCGTCTGCGGAGCCCCGAAGGGGATGCGAGTGGCGCGCTGGGGACGGTCGGCTTGGGTGCGAACCTGCTCGGTGGCAGGCGTTTGGGTGATGACTGGAGTGCTCATTCGGCGCTATCCTGGTAGTAATCTCTGACGTAATCTTCCCGCTTGAGGAAGCCCTTCGCTACAAACTTGTCGCAGGCTGCTTTGGCTTCAGCCGGCAGGTCGTGGTAGGTCTTTCCGCCGGAGCGGGACACACGAGTCTCGGCGCCACCGGCTACAGCTCCAGGCCGAGCACGCTCGGGATTGTGGAACAGTTCCGGATGGTTTTCCTGCACCAGGGCCTTCACCTTGTTGAGGAAAGCCGGGCCGACCAGTGACGGTTCGGCGCGCTTGAGTTCCTCAGCGTAGTCGTGGGTGAGAGAGCGCAGCACCCGGTTTTCCTTGTACCAGGGATTGCTGTCGACCCAGGCCACGAATGCGGGATCTGGTTCATCGGCGGCTCGCGGCGCAACGGCTCGCGGCGCAAGCTTACTTTTCTGAGAGGCTTCTTGCAGTTCGTCCATCTGCTCTTCGATGGCCACAACCCGCTCACCATCGTTCATCCGCAGCGCTTCTTTGCGCTCGTTCTTGAGCTGGGCGACCGCACGCTGGTAGGCGCGAGCCTCCGTTTCCTTGTGGTAGTTCGCGAACTCCTGGATACTTTCCTCGAGTGCAGCTATCCGGGTGTCGCGGGCAGTGAGTTCGCCCCGCAGCTTGTCGAAGTCCTTGCGGAGAAAGCCGTTGATCTGCCGTCCCTTCTCGAGGAAGGCTTCAGCGTCTCTCCAGCGCTCAGGAGATCCGTTGAATTCTTCCAAAGGCTTCCACCCGAACATGCGGGCTTCGACCTCCACCGGAGAGCTGACGGCAGGGGTTTCTGTCTGAACCAGGGGATCACTCATCGCGGTCTCCTTCGACCGGGTCCAGGATGGCCTTCACGTCCAGGTCGTTGATCAGACGGTAGGTCTTTCCGTCGAGACCCTGGCACATCGTGCCGGCGTACTTGGCGAACAGCACTCGATCGCCGACCTTGCACCAAGGGGCAGTCTGATCCGCGTAGGCGGTGTTTCCAAGGGCAATAACTGTAGCCTCGGTCTGAGCCATCGACTCGCGTTGAGTCTGCGAGGCCGTTGTCAGGATAATCCCAGCTTTCGACTTTACTTCGACTTCCTCAGGCAGCACCAGAACGATGTGCCCTGTCGGGTTGATTCCCACTTTCATACGTTTTCCTCGTTTAAGATTTCACTCGAAAGCTCGATGATATCGACTAGATTCTGAGCTTTCCCTATACTACGCGCGTTGATCTGCGCTGTGGCGTCGCTAGTATCAGAGGTGAAATTACCCTCCACCCATTGCTGCTGGAGCGCCGCCAACTGTTCCTGCAAGAACTGCCGAAATCGCTTCGTGACCGGATGGAGCTTCCACTCCTCCCACTCTGCTTCGGTTATTTTCGGAACCTGACTCATTTGATCCCTTGTCTAGTTGGATGCTACGTTGAAGAATCTCAGCCGCCCGAAGGAGACTGTCCTGGTGGGCTTTAGCAGCCCCAATTTGCGTATTGATTACCGCAAGTTGTTGGTTGGTCGAAGAGTTCTGCGTGTGCTGCAGAATGGCGGTGGCGTCTGCCCGCAGCTTGGCGATCTTCGCTTGGTTGAGGTCGGCTTCCCCGAGAAGCTTGAGGGCCTCAATCTGGGTCTGCATCTTGGCTTCTTGGAGGCGAGTCTCGCTGCGCATCTGTTCGAGCTGAATGCGATAGTTAGGCTGCGCCGGGATCTTATCAGGTCCGGGGAAGATTGTCGGAATGTCGGACACCCGGATGGCTTCCAGAAAGCGACGCTCGACCGCGGCTAGGTCGTATCCCTGGGTAGTGGCTGCCGATTGCTTCAGGAGCTGGACCTGTTGGAGGCGCTGGGAGTCGGTGAGCATGTTCGGGTCGGCTGCCGGGCAGATGAGCTTCTCGCTCGGGGCGTAGTCGACTGCCAGAACTTTGCGAGCTTCTCCGGACATAGGGCTGCAGTACTGGACCTCAGAGTCGAGGAAGCGGCGATTGAGCATGTAACGCTTCTGGAACTCTTTTTTCATGGAGCGATAGAGGCGCTTCAAAATCCCGAGGAACACTTTTTGACCTTCAGCAACCGCAGTGCGGGTGGTCTCAGCTGGAGTGTTCTGGCCGGGGGTGATGCCGACCTGGGCGTCTGTTACGCCAGCGACCCGCTCCCCGTAATTGATGAGGAGTTGGAGCAGCTGGTATAGCACCATTGATGGTTCTTTAAAACTGGCCGGGACAATGCTCTTACGAAGATCGTCTCCGGTGGAGTCGACACGAACCCACTCGAAGGGCTTGAGGGCTACGTTGCCGGAGCGAATGCGAGCACCGCGACCGAGAAAACCTCCGCCGGTGGTGGCCAAGGTGCCAGCGTCGATGAGCTGGTTGATCGCGGTGTTGATCGACTCGTTGAGCGGTCCAAGCAGGATTCCCCAACCCAAGTCGTATATGCCTCCATCCGGAGAGGGTATGAAGGAATACTTCTCGTAGTAGTGACTCGGGAGAATGCTTGTGACTTCCCCCTTGGTGTTGCGGATGACGTCACGAGTGAAGAAGCGAGCAACGATGCGACAGAGTTGCTTGGTGTCCTTGCGAACTGTGATGACGTAAGGCTCCTGGTAGCCGTCACCGTCGAGATCCAACCAGCCATGACGTTCCAGCAACTCATAGGGACGATCACAGTCCTGAGGACCTTCGTCCATACCTTGAATACGGTCCTGAGTTTGACGAAGTTCGCTGCCATCGCCGGAATCTTGCGGGTCGGTGTCGATCACATCCGGAAGGTACAGACCTTTGCGAACGTAACTGACCATCGTGTTGGGAAGACACTCTATCACCTGGGTCAGGCGAGATGCGGTCTCCAGCGTAGCTGCGAAGTAGGGCACATACAGGTCTTTGGCCGGCACGAACTCGCTGACGTTGTGGCCAAGCTCAGGATTGAAATAGATCTTCTTGAAAGCACAGCCGACGATCGGCACCGTGATCAGGATGCGGTCATGGACTTCTTCCCACGCTTCGTCTTCCTCGGTGACTTGGTAGCTCATGTGCTCGCTGATGCGCTGAGCGCGTGCAGCCTCAATTCCATCCGGATCAGAGCCGTAATTGCGGCACTTCACAATGTCCGGACCGGGGAGCAGGGCCGAGTATGCTCGGGCGTGGAACTGCAGAGCGGCAATCGTGATAAGGGGAAACTTCACGTTGGAGCAATTCGGCCAGGGGAAGTTCTTCGCTTCGGAGACTTGGGTGGCCAGCTTGAGGGCGGAAGACATGCTCTCTTCCCAGGCTGCACGACTTTGTTGGTCGATCTGCCAGGTGTCGTAGACGTGACTGGCAATGGTCTGGCAATCGTTCTCCGACAGACTGTCAGCCAGGTTGTCGTCGCGGATGATCGCACGGAGATCGAGTTTTGTTTCGAGCTTTAGCATGATGACAATACCTGGGTAGTTTTGTTCAGGGCTTTGGAGATCTTGTTGTGGTAATGCTTGAGTTCTTCGTCCCGGTTCTGGAAACGATCGAGGGCAGTTTCCAGACGACGGATCAGGTTTAGTTCCAATTCGGTACTGGCGGTACAGCAATAGACCTGGGCGATAAGCTCGCGGTCAGTCAACATGCGAAAGTTCGTAACCATGTCAGTAACCAGTCACG